TTTGGTTTAAATTTTTTGGGTTCTCCCTGACCTAAATAATCTTTTAATTCTGCTTCAGCTTGTGGTATTGTTGCATAAATACATTTTCTACCTCCTATACCACCTGTACTGTAAGAGGGGTCATCATATTCCAAATCTATCCAAAATAAAAAATATTTAACTTGAATTTTATATTTCTCTTCTTCTATTTGAACTATTCTACCTTTCATACTACCCTCAATTATTTCCTATAACATCTATCTGCTGTGGCAGTTAGTTCAGAATTCTTTGTTAAATACTCTTTAACCAGACTCATTGTACTCATATAAAGTTCTTTTCCTTCTCTTCCATATGACTCAAATAACTTATCAGCCCATAACTCACTTTGAGTTAAATGGTGTTCTATTGCCATAAGTCTACTATAATTTTCTGCTTTTGTATTACATTTATCCTTTATACCAAAAATCAATTGGCATAAAAATAAACACAATGATTTTTTATCTTCAGCTTCTTCTATATTGTTTAGCTCTGATTTTTTCTTATCTTCATATTCAACAATACTGCCATCTTGAAATTCATAACTAAGGGTATCCACAGCACCTTTAATTGCTATACCCTCTTTTGTTTTTCCTATATTCACTTCACCAAAAAAACTATGCTCAAATTTTCCGAAGATACTTTCGTAGATTTTTTTTATTAAAAACTGCCCAAATGATACTGTAATAATAAAGTCATCCTTCTGCTTATACCTTATAGTTAGTAACATACTAGATGTATGTGCGTAATAATCTAATGCACCTTCAAAATCATGTAATTTATTTGAGAAATGTTTTTTAAGCAGACTCTTACTATATGATATTAATATCTTATACATTTCTTCAAGGTACTTATCATCTCTATTATCTGCAAAATAACTATCTTGTAATTTTCTTAATATTCTCTCAGTCTCAGGAAGCATCACATAGCTCTCTCCACAGGAAGGGCAAGTAAAATTACTCTCTTGCCACTCTCTCCTTTTTTCAGGGTCAATCATACTAAATTTATGATTACATAATTGACAGGTAATTGGTTTACCCTTTATCTTATCTGGTTTATCTTCTATTAAAGTTTCTGACATTTAGTACTCCTTTTAAATAAAAAAATCAAGTATATAATGTTAGTACATACTTGATTTTGTGTTTAAAAATAAAATTTTAATTTTTAAAAATTAGCAATAGCTTGACTCAGAAAAACTGCATTCTCCTTTATCCTCAAGGAATGCCATTACGTGATGCCTAGGAAGATTTACCATTTCTGCAATTCTTCTGGCATTTTTAATACCCTTTTCTTTTTTGTTACCCATCCACATAGATAGAATTGTTTTTTGATCCTTTTTTGAAAGCTTTACTTCTGTTGGTCTAGTCATTTAAAATCTCCTTTATTTATAAATATATAAAAATCTCTTTTTGAGAGAATTTTAATCTTTAAAATGTCCTTCTGCTTTAAGTTCATCAATTACATATTCTTTATCACTTGATGAAAGCTTTTTAAATTCTGAATCTTGTTTAAGTAATTTAAAAGAACCATACTTAGCTTTAAATTCTCCTATAAGTTCATTAAGATCTTTTTTATTTATTTCTTGTAATAATTTCCATCTTTTCATTTTATTACCTAGCTTTTTAATTTATTTATTTATTTATTAGTAATAAATATAGCTTAATTTGTCAACTATTTTTTTTGTAATAATTCTATTTTTTCTTTACATTTATTACATCTATTTTTTAGATTTTCAATATTACAATTTATATTAATTTTTCCTTTTATATTAGGTATATTTATTTTAGGCAAGATAGATTTATGATTCATACCTCTTTCTATCATTTCTTTAACTAATTCGGCATGTCTCATATATAAAGTATTAGGTTCTAATAATCCTTTTTCCAAATACCCCTTTATACTTATATTTCTAGCTATTGTTCCTATAAACATATGATGTTCCACATGTTCTCCTAATAAATGTTTATCACATAGCATTTTAGGGTCTATCAACCATTGTCTCATATAATCTCCTTCTTTTATTTTTTATAACACTGAGAACATTTTAATAGTCTTTCATCAATATTGCCGTGTAGTGTTACTTTACATCCACAGGTACATAAAAAAGTTCTATTACCTAATTTCTTATCTAATTCTATATTAATTATTTCATCTTTTTTTTCATTTATTCGAGAAAGAAAATTTTGATTCTTTTCTTGTTTAGATAATTTTTTTATACTTAATTTTTTTTCTTCATTCTTCATATTAAAATAATCTTTTTTTATTTAAATTAAAATCATAATTAGATTTTCTATCAGACATTATATTAAATTTTTCAGCTAATAGAATATTATAATTTTTAATATCAGAAAAAAGTAAATCTATTATTTTAAATATATAAATAATCTTTTTACTAAAAGTATTAGAATATAATTCTTTATCATTCATATTTATTATAGCATCTACTTTTTTCTTATATTCTAACATTTGATATAAATTATGAAAACTAATGTGATTATAAGAAAGTGTTTTAAATCCTTTTTTATCTTCTTGATAAAAATCAGAAAATTTAACTTCACTACACACTGGACAGAAACAAGGTAAGTTTGCTGATATATTCATATTTTTATAATTAGAAGAAATACTCAAATAAGTTATTTTATTAAAATCTATAAAAAGTATATAGTTACCCATACCTGCAGATATATCTGGAGTTGACGAATCGAATGTTATTTGATAATTATATCCATATTCATTAAATTTCTTTTGAATATATTCTAATATTATCATATTCGTTGGATTAGATATTCCAAGTATGTGTAAAAGTTTTTGTTGTCTACTTTTTATGAAAACTTCTTTTTTAAATAAAAAAAATATAGATTGTAATATATAAAAAATATCTATATTAGCAGATCCAATCCCCCACCCCCCATCAAAATCAAAGTCTTTACATACCTCATTATACCATAATTCTAAATCTGCAGGAGTTCTACCATGTAATACATTAAGATATTTTGTTTTACCTGATTGCTTATTATAAAAATATTGGTAATTATTTTTTGATATTTTTAATTTTTCTTCTAAAGTGGAGGTTACCCCACCTTCTTTATTAATATACATAGGAATATCAATATTAAGAGCATAATTTGTATTATTTTCTAACCAATTAAATATCTTTTCTAAATAATCACTCTTAGGATCGATTTGACCCGTTGCAATTTGATACCCCCCACTATCTCCTAATAGTATTGCTTGATCAAAATCAAAATTCATTTTTTCTTTTAAATCCATTTTCTTATATGCATGGCCAGCAGATATAAGTAATCCTTTATGTTCAAAGCAAGGATTTTCATTCTTATTATAGAATCTAAAAGTTTCTTCTGAATTAAATTTCTTCGATCCTTGTTCCAGGGCTGATAATCCTGTAAGAGAATATGCGGGTAAATACATTGAATTATTTTTCATTTAAAATTCCTTTTCTAAAAATTCTGTTATAGTTAAATTCTTATCATCTATAAAATATGATCCTCGAGGTTTATCAAAAATAATATCATGAAATTTTACATTATATTTCAATAACCACTCCCTTGTTACTTTATTATCTATAGTAAATCTTGAAGTATAAAGAATAACTTTATATCCCTTCTCATACAATAAATTTATTTTATTTATAACTTGTACATTAGGGGTACTTTTATTATAGTCTAAAAAATGCATGAAGGGTTCCTGAGTAATTGTACCATCTATATCAATGTATAAAACTATTTCATCCAACATATTCAATATACCTCTTTATAGATTTTATTCTCATCAAATCATAAATATTTTCTTCACTTCGTTGTCTATAATAATTTATAATATTTTTATTATAAAAAGGCAATTTTAATCCTACTGAGTAGAGTGCACATGCTTTTCTAAAACATGCTTGACATTTTCCACAATATATGATATCTTCATTAGAATAACAACTTACTGTTTTTAATAAATCTTCTTTATTATATTTATTAGAATACCATTTAACAATATCTTCTTTAGTTAAATTCCAAAAAGGGGATAATATTTGAATTTGTCTATTTTCGAGTTCACTAAAATGGTTTGACCATAAATTAAAAACTTGCTCATTTTTATCTGTCATCTCATCATCTTTTAGACCACATATATAAATAATATCAGAATATTTAGCTACTGCTGTTAAAGCTAAATATAAATTTCTAAATGGAATGTGTGCATTTAAATTTTGTTCATTCTCTCCTAACCATTTTAAAGATTCATCATAAATAATATTCTCTGTTTTTAAAGGATTATATTTTAATTCTTTTTGTGTATATTTACTTCCTAGATCAAAGGAAATTAATTGAGGTTTATTAAGATAATAATACCCAATAAAGGAATCAATTCCCCCACTATATAATAAAACTTCTTTATATCTCATCTTTTTAATCCTATAAGCAGTTATTTAGATAATTTGAAAAACTCTCGGAACCTTCTTTTATCTTATTAGCATCATAATGTGTATTCCATAGGCACCCATTACACTTGTCAATAACTTTATTTTTCCAATAAGGACTAAAGTCATTTAAGAAAATATCCTTAGATAACTCCCAGAAATACCAATCTTTTTCTTCTTTAATATAAAAATCATCACATACTCTTGCTATTCCGGTATTATCAATTGTAACCCAAGAAGGAAATACATTATCTCTAGCACAATTCCATTTTTTATTTACATATAATTCAGGAGTTTTTATCAACATATCTATAAAAGAATCTGATTGATGTATAGTATATTTTTTTTCATCTTTCAATTTTTTTAATTTAATTGCAAATTCTCTTAATAATCCTAAATCTTCCATCGTAAATAGTAAATCCTGTATCCCCTCATAATTTCTACATTTGGTTCCTGGATTATAAATATCATTATGAATTAAATCAAAAAATACAAATATATCTTCTTTAGCAAATATCGGAATCCAATCTAATATTGAAAATAAATTTGTTTTTGTTAAAGTAAATACTACTGCACGATCTCTTACATTAAAATTAGATCCAAACCATCTTATAGTATCTAATCCAATACTACTTTTAATTGAAGAGGATGAATCTTTTAATTCATTATTTTCTCCATCAAAAGAAACTGTAAGGCTATTTAATCCATAATTAGCAAGTATTTCTAATTTTTCTTTCACATCCGGTCCTGTACAGTTTGTTATTAAAGTATGATACATACCTAAATTAGTTGTAAAAGAAAATAATTCAGGAAGATAATCAAAATCTTGTAAAGGTTCGGCTCCATATATAGCTATAAATTCACAATCTAAATTATATAAATTTCTAAATCCTTGTTCCCATAATTTCCAATCTTTTTTTATAATAGCTTCTTCATTTGTTCTATACATAGAACAATAGCTACATCTTAAATTACATTTACGAGTCCATAATATTTCTGCTTTAATAATATTCTTCATTATTTTTTTACCATATTAAAAAATTCAGCTCTAGTAGAATCATTATCTTTAAAAGATCCCGTCATTTCTGAAGTTTGCATATAAGAATTTACTTCTTCCACTCCTCGTGCTACCATACATAAATGTTGAGCTTTAATATAAACAGCTACTCCTTTAGGTTGTAATATTTTTTCAATATAATCTGCAATTTGCTTTGTGAGTTCTTCTTGAATTTGAGGTCTTCTCATATACCATTTTACTATTCTAGAAAGTTTACTTATACCGACAATTTTTTTATCCGGAATATAAGCTAGATAAGCTTCCCCTAAAAAAGGAATTATATGATGAGAACAAGTTGATTTAATAGATATTGGGCCTAAAAAAACTATTTCATTATATTCTTTTGAATTTTCAAAAACAGTTATTTTAGGTTCTTGTGTATAACAACCAGAAAACAATTCATTTACATACATTCTAGCTACTCTATTTGGAGTATCCTGTAATTGTTGATCATTAGTTACATCGAATCCTAAAATTTCTAAAAATTCTTTATATTTTTTACTGGCTTTCTCAATAATCTTTATTCTTTCTTTTTCTAATAATATTTTAGAATCATTTGATATAAGCATTTTAACTCCTTTTATTTTATCCAAATATATTTAGTATCTACTATTCTTAATGTATCCCTATCTCCTTTAGTAGATATCCCCATAAAATCTAAAAAATCTGCAGGTAGTGTTTCATAAGTTGCTCTATAATATTCTGATAGTGTTTTAGAATCATTCTTATGCCAGTAAGCCCCTTCCTTCACAAATTCTTTAAGAGATTGAGTAGCAATATTTTCATTAACCCCTCTCGAACATAAATAAGAACTTAACATAAAATAAAATTTTAAACTCTGTACAACATCATAATCAGTACGAATTTTAGAATAATCTTTCAAAGTATTTCTCCTTAACTTTTATTTAATATTAAAACTATCGGTTTATTTTTAACATCAAGTTTCTTTATCTATAACAGTTTTATATATTCTTATTCTAAAGTCAAGCATTTTATTTATTTTTTCTAATTTAATTCTACTATTGCTACACTTTTATCATTTTCAAATACTTCAACCCTAAGCATTTCTACACTTTGATTTTTATATAATATTTGTCCAACTTGTAATAAGTGTATAGCCATATTTTCTGCTGTAGGGTTAGATGTCATTGCAAATCTTTTAAAATTAGTAAATGCAAATAAATGTTCGACTTCCTCATCTAATCCATAATAAATAAGAGCATGATCCCAATTATCATCTATCCATTTTCCAATACCACTTTTAATATCATTAAAATCAATAACCATCCCCAAATCATTTAAAGTATCTGTAGTACTTTTAAAATAAACCCAAACTTTATAATTATGTCCATGTATGTTGCTACACTTACCATTATAACCTAATAATCTATGGCTTGCTTCAAATTGAATTTCTCTTTTAATACTAACTTTCATTATACCCCTCTTAAATTATCAAACATTAATACATGCAATCTTGGTGAAAAATTAAAATTATATTCAAAACATTTATCTATTAAAAATTGGCACTGATCCTGTATTTCACTAACATGTGTTCCTATAGGCATTAAATAAATCTTTTCATTAGGAATACAATATTTTTCTTGAAACTGCTTTATATTAGTATAATTATTTTCCCAATCATTTTTGTCAACAACTATTTTACACAACCAGTTTTTTGGTAAATGATTAAAAGCATTCCATTCATTAATTTCTGTTGTTCCTTGTAATGCTCCTATTTTAGGACTGAAACTAAAATATACGTTTTCAAAATTTCTAAATTCATACCAACTTTTATCCCCAGCATCCTCCACTTGAAAATTAAAATTAGAACAAGTAATAAATAGATAATTAAGAAACTCTTGATATAATGATGGACTTCCCCCTGTAATCATGACAAAATCAAAATGTCTTTTAGCTCTTTCAATATTTATGTATTCTCTAAATTGTTCTATAGTATAACTAATGTCACTTTTTTGAGACCAAGTAAAAGCAGAATCACAATTATGACATTTAATGTGACAACCAGCTACACGAAACAGTAACATTTTTTTTCCTATTAGGTTTCCTTCACCTTGTATTACCCGATGAGGGGGCTCCGATAAAAATATTTTATCCATTATTCAATTCCTTCCTTTTCCTTAAATTTTTTAACATCTTCAATTGTTTTCATATTAGGAGAAAATCCCCAAACTTTTCCATAATTAATGTCACATAAAATTGGGATACGATAAGAATTATGATCTTCCATATTATTTTTAATTATATGCCACATGTGTTCTAATTCATCTCTATGAATATAGGATACAATTGAATCGTGGACATTACCAACTATAATAGACTTATAATTATTGTCAACTATTTTTTTATTAATATCCACCATAGCTTTATAAATAGATAATACCTCAAAAGTCTGAGCTGAAGAGTTCACAGCTATTTTTTCATAATGATCTACCCATTTATTAAATCCAACACCTTCCTTGCTTATATAAGTTAAAGAAGGAGTATGCCTTCTTCCTCCTAACATACAATCTATATATCCATTTTTTTTAGCAAATTCTATTTTTTTATCCCCCCATGGTTCTAAACCTCTATATGTTTCAAAAAAATTTTTTCTTATTTCAGTTGATACAGTTAAATAAGTATCTTCATTTCCTTGTTTATCTATAATTATTTTTAAATTATTTTCTTTTATATATTCATTAATTTCTTCATCAGTCCAGTTCTCTTCTAAATCAGATTTAAATCCATAGGCACTTCTTAAAAAAATGAAACCAAAGTTGACACCTTTTGATTTATCTCTATGGGTCTTATGTGGTTCTTCATCTTTCTTACTTAAAAATTCTTCAAGGGTTATATCTCTACAAAACACTCCATTAGCAGTCATACTGTGCATATCCCCACCAAGATTAATAAAAATATCTTCCATAACCTTATCTTGTGATTCTATACACACAATTCTCAATTGATACCCTGAATAATCCGATTCACATAAATAATAATCTTCAGGGCAACCAAACACAGGTCTAAATCTTTTTCCTTCATATCCTCTTTTAGGCATCTGCTGTAAATTGGGATCTGCCCCCGTGCCACGATATGTATCTGCTCTTGCAGGATTAAATGTTGCATGTATATAACCATCTTCTGCTATATATTTTGCAAGTCCCTGTTGTTTTACTTTTTCTTTAGCTTCTATATTAAAAAAACTTTTATTACTTATTTCTTCTTCCTCTTCAACTGATCCAACAAAACTACTCTGTAATTTAGATAATGCCCTATGTTTAAGAATTAATTCTGCTATTTCAAATCCCCTTTTCTTCCAAGCTTGTAATATAGCATCTCCTGTTTTATAGTGTCCTTTCTTAACTCTACCCAAATCTGGTAATCCATTTTTTTCTAATGCTTTGGCTAACTGCTCATCAGAGTTAATATCTGCATTTGTATTTAAATCTTTTTTAATTGTACTTTCTAATTCTGATATTTCTTTATCAAGATTACTATCAAGTTCATTTAAATATTTTTTATCAATTAACATACCGTGCATTTCTGCTTTAATGAATATAGGTATAACGGGTATAACATATTTTTTATAAGTGTCATACACCATTTGTTGCCTAGGTACTAGTTCATTCATTAAAAACTTATGTACTCTATAAGTAACAATGGCATCTAGTGTGGCATAATTTTTCATTATACTATGAGGTATATCAAGATAGTTTTTTATTTTATACTTTTGTATATAGTTGTCTAATTCTTTTTCATACCCTCCCATATTGACAAGCCAAGCTAGGGACTTTAATCCATTCAATGTTCTTTCTGTATTTAATAAGTGAGCAAGTATAGTTATATCCTCATCTACTTTACTATTCTGTATTCCCATTCGTAGCATAGCTTTAATATCAAATTTACCATTAGCTGTAATCTGATATTTATTTTTAAAAAACTGACTGAGTATTCTTTTATTTATTTTTTCAAAAGGTAAGTAGTAGCCATCTATGCCATCAAAAGATAGTGTCAAACAACCAACTCTAAAGTTAGGGTCAAAGTGATTAAGACTGGATGTTTCTGTATCCCAAGCTAATTCACCCTCTTCTTTATGAGATAATAAAAAATCATCTGCATCCTGAACCTCTATTATATTATAGGGTATATCTTGAAAGTATTGAGGAGATTTTAATTCTTGTTTTATTTTTTCTAATTGTTTTATAACAAAGAATCTTTGAAAATTATCTGTTTTCAACCACTCAGAAACGAAAGAAACAGGAAATACTTTCTTGCCTTTATACCAAAAGTATGTTTGATTAAAAATATATTCAGAAAAATCTAACCAAGAGGAAATATCATCTGACTGTGTAACAAAGTTAATTGCTCTACCTATTACCATTATACACTTATAATCTAATTTATCAATATTAAAAGATTTACAGTAACTATATACTCCATGAATTGGAGAAGGTATCTCAAAGTTTTTTGTTCTACAGTTACAAGCACTATAAATTTGATAATTAAATATTTCTTTTCTTTCTAAAAATTCTTGGAGTTTTTTATAATTTTCTGAATACTCAATCATATCAGTAATAATAAGCAAATCCCCTGTTCCACTTTTTTTCATACAAGCAGAAGGAAGATATACCTCCTGATCTGATTTTTTTATTCTACATTTATCACATTTATTTATTTGTTTTATTTTAAAAAAATCTTGTTTCTGTTGTAACATTAATGCTCCTTGAATTCAAAATTACATTTATTAGTCTATAGTAGTAAGTCAACTACTTTTTTTTAATTTTTCTAATATCCAATAATAATCCAATGCTATAAATCTATTATGAAGTAGATAACCTAATAGAGTATACAATATATTAGCATCAATATTGAAATGTGCTATATCCCCTATATCACTCAGAATTACTATTTCATCATCATCTATATCAAAAGCAATATTGTTTTCTTTTATATAAGTTTCATAATAATCTTCATTGCCATCTCTTACCCAACCATTTGCTGTTATAAATTCTATAACTCTTTCTTTCATTATTTTATTACTCATAGATATTTTTCCTTCTATTTTTAAAATCATTTAAATTTTCAGGTTTATATTTTTTTCTGTCTTTTGAATCTGATTTCCAATTTTTAAAATCTAAAATATATTTTTCATACCAAGATAGATTTGTTTTTGGATCTATTCTCAAAGCTTCCTCAAAAGTTTCATAATAATCTCCTGGTCGAGGTTTTATATTATTCATAAATATTATCTCACAGGGCATTTAGTTTTAAAATCTTCAAGTGTAGAATAGTCACTCATCTTTTCATACTTACTATATAGTTCATCTACTCTATCAGGAACTGTAGCATCAAATAAAAATGAATCATTATCTGTTTTTAAATCAATAAGTCTATCAAGATTTTTTTCTACAATACTACTACCTTTATTTGTCATAAATTTTACACACAGTGTATTGTATTCTAGTTCTATTTTATTTAGATCAACTTGCTTATTACAATATATAAAAAAAGTACACAACATAAAAAACAAACTACACACAATAACTATACAAGATATAAATTGAAGAGCAAATTGTAAACTCTCATTTCTTCTATCGTCTAATTTTTTATTGCAAAAAATTAATACACCTATACTTATTAAAATTAGAATTGTTCCTATTATCATCCTATACTCCTTTCTATTTTATAGTCTATTCTTTCATCATCTTTATAAAATCCTTCTTGCTCCCAAGGAAGAAAATCATCATTAGAAGTAGGTTGGATGCATTCTGTACATTTACAATTTAAACAACCATCTATTTTATCCCAATTATTCTTACAATATTTAATATCCTCATCCGAAGATATATATTTTCTTTTATAAGTTCTCTGTCTGCCATCTTCCTTAGCTAATACTCTTCTATAAAGTTGAAAGTAATCTTTTTGATAATTATTTTGATATTCCTTATTAAATTTATCTTGGTGCTCTTTACATCTTTTAGTTCTTCCATCCATTTTCTTTACAATTACTTCACAACCACAATCAACACAATATATGGACTTAAACCCCATTCTACACTCCAAAAATATTATTTATATAACTGCTATGATATTGGCAAACATAAGCTCTCTTTTACAAGAACAACATAGATGACTTACAGGTAATCTGTCAACCTCTTTTTTAGATAAAAATTGTCTGATAAACATTCCATCATTTTTCTCTGTAATTTTGTTATTACAAATTTCACATCTTGCCATAATAAATTCTCCTTAAATTTTAATTAACTTCTATAATTATATTATCGGCAAATTATAGAAATACCTTTACAATTTTTTTATTAAAATTAAAATTTTTTATTTCTCCCTAATAGCATTTGCTGGGCATTCAAATTTATCAATACAAGTTTTACAATCTATACATAAACTTTGATTTATAATACTCTGTGCATACCCTTTTTCTATAGTTTTAAGATCGTTAACCTCTATAGCACCAACAGGACATTCTTCTAAACACATCCCGCAGCTAATACAGTCCTTTGTAATTATTGGCATTTTAAAATCTCCTCAACTTTTTATATATTCAAAAAATGGTACAAAACATTTTGGAAATCCATCTTTTTCTTCTTTAGGGTTTTCTATTCTACAATCATATACTTTGCATAATAATCTATATTTACACATAATTTTTAATCTAAAAACTCATTAAAATCTAACCAGTTTTTTTCTACCATTAATAAACCTAAATATCCAAAAGTATCTGCCACATCATTTTTAGATAATATCTCTCCATTCATAATCCTTTGTAACTTCTCATCTAATCTTGAACATATAGGGTTATTAGGTTCTATTTTAGAAAATATTTTTAATGGATTTATAGCACTATCTCCATATCTTTTATTTTTCTCTTTAAGAAACTCACTAAAATTTTTAAATAATATTTCTATTTTATCTTGTGTATTATTTAGGGCATCTTTTTTTATAAATACATTGCAAATATCATATAGTGTGCTTTCCTCATTATCATAGGGGCAATGAATAGTAGATTCCCATCTACAATTATTACAGCTATTTATTTTATCTTCAATTTTCATTTACCTGTACTCCCTATGCCCCCAATCCTTTTATTAGATACTGGGCAATCATCATCAGTAATAAAATATTGAAATATAGTACCTTGACAAAAAGCTTCAAACTTTTTAAGTATTTGATCTGTTTCTCCATAATTATATAAACAGATACCTATATTGCCATCATTAGTTTCATTATTATAATAGTCAGAGTCTATTTTACCTACTATATTTTTAAGCATAATATTTTTTTTAATTCCATATGAACTTCTCATTATAATTTCTAAAACTTTGTCCCGGGGTAGTTTAACTTTAATATCTGTCCATATCATAATTTCCTCTTTAGGATGAATTACTATATCTTCTAAAAGAAAAAAATCATATCCAGCAGAACCATTAGTAGCTCTTATAGGAAGAATAACATCAATATCTTTTTTCTTACGAAATTCATCTTTAACTACTTCAAATTTAATCATTTAAATCTCCTAAAATATTTTTTAATGTCATAAATTTATCAATTGAAGCATTCTTGAATTTGTTAAATCATAATTAACTATTAAACACATATTAGGATTATATCGATCATACAATCTTGGAACTGTGTAGATATCAATAATTCCTTGATTGATGTGAGTATTACTACCACAATACTCACATTCACCTTCTCTAATAGGAGAGCCACACCCACCACAATAATTATCATTAGATGAATATATTTTATACTTCTCCATTCCTCCTAAATGTAATAATTCTCCAACTTTTACAATTGAATCAATCTTACCAAAAAGACCAGCCATAATAGTATTAGTTATAAAATACCCACACACCTCCCTTGAAACTATAAATATAGGGTTATCTATGTCTTCCATAACTTTTAAAAAAGAAGAATAGATTTCTTTACTATGTTTATAACTATTTATTGCACCAGCAGATGCAAAATCTGCATTAAATGTATAAACATTAAATTCTAATGATTTTTGATAAAGATTATTAAAAACTTCTTGTGAAATTTTCATAGTATACCCTCTGTCCATTTTTAATTTGCAGAGGAGGGACTTGAACCCTCAATCTTCAGCTTATGGGGCTGACGAGCTACCAATTGCTCTACCCTGCATTATTGCCCAAAGAGGGAGTTGAACCCTCACGGAATTTAATCCTTCGGATTTTAAGTCCGAAATGTATTACCAATTTCATCACTTGGGCTTTTAAATCTACTCAAATCTTATTGTTTTTCCTTTAAACAGCAATCCTTCACATACAGTTCCTTCAACAAGATTACCTTTTATATTTCTTGCTTTAAATCCAGTATGATACCAATCATCTTTAGAACAGGATAACCAATTATACCCTGTCATTTGTATTTCTGTATATCCTTCATTATCTAAAAATTTAGATACATTTTCGGAATTAGTACAGGATACAATAAATAAGCAAATACACAACAAAATAAATTTCTTCATATTAATCTCCTAATTATTTATATAAAAAACTTATATAATTCATACTTAATTTTGTCAACTACTTTTTTAAAAAATTCTTTTAAAACTATTAGCCAATCTTTAAATTTTATATCACTAAATTTTTGGAATATTATCATAATCAAAATCTCCATTTTTATATTCTTTTCTAAGTTTGTAATCATACTCTTGTTTATAATTATTCATATCATTGTGATCTACAAAAAAACCTACTGTCCTCGTTATTCTCTGTTTAATGGGTTTCCCACATTTGGCACAGGAATCTCTTTCTCCTATAATAACATGATTATCCTCACACTTACAAAACGAGCCATTAATCGCAAAATGTTCTAAATCACACTCAACAGCATATTCAATAAGTTTTTCTGCTTGCTTAGAAGTTATGTGTTCTCCTGTATTTACCCAACAAATACCTCCCCCAGATAGTTTAATTAAATATTTTCCATTTTTAGACATTCTTTCCCATATAGATAATTTTGTATTCCATAAGGGAACTATTTGATTAGCATATATATTGAAGGGCACAGCATTCTCTCCATATAAAATTTTATCTGCCCTAGCAAGTCTGTGGCACATGCTCTCGCCGGGAATTTCTTCCACATTAAAAAAAGCTCCTTCAAACTGTTCATTATCTTTATTAACAGTATTATTTAAAGTATCTAACATATTGCCTAATATATCACTTTCTATATTAAATTTTTTTCTTAGAATTTCCTCTGCCTCAACATATCCAATTATGCCTACAGTTGAAAACATTCTATCTAACTGTATCCATCCTATTCTAAGAAATAAATGATTAGATTTCATTTCTTCTAATAATTGTTTGTGTGCATATAAAACTTTTTTACAATTAGTGGTTGCTTTTTCTATAAGAGTGTAAAAATCTGATTCATCCTTAGCCATAAGAGCAAGTCTAACAAAGTTAACCGTTATAACCCTATGACTGCCCAAACTAATTGATCCCCCCGCCCCAAAACTATTTGCTTGACTTGCTAAATCTATTTTATCTTGGTCACTCCAAAGCCTGCAACAACTAGCAATTTTATTTCCCTCACTTACAAATATATTATATCTATATATGTCTTTTTTACAAGCAGACTTTAAAAATTGTTTATCTTCTATAATTGATTTTCCATCTTTACTTCTACTCCTAGAAATATTCAATGTTGAAATTGGGAAACGATATGGCATTCCCTCATTCATAGGGTCACCCTTATCAAAAAACTCCATGTATATATTTTGTAGTTCTATTATAAACTCTATAATATAATCAACATCTATATAATGATTATCTGCAATAGTTTTTATTCCAAGAATATCTATATAATGCCACCTATATTCTTCTCCTACTAATTTTTTCAATTTTGCTCTATCAAATAAAGATATGTTAGTAAAGGGGCTCTCACTGCCTCCACTTCTACTTAAAGAATTAAACCCGTGAACTACTCTTTGATATTGATTTTTTATATATTTTCTATACTCAGGTTTGTGTAAATCTTCTAATAATTTACCCTCTCTTACAAGTAGCAGATGTGCTATATCAAGAAAGAATGTTCCAACTGCTATTGCCCCAGCAAGTGAATTTGACATTTGGTGTATAACTTCATTTAGTAATGATATGTAAGAATCCAATCTCTTGACAGGACTTGAAGGTAGTTGTCCAAAAGGCTTACCCATTGTTATTAATTTACTTGCATCGAATGCCCAGCAATAAGGAACGAGTATGTTTGTAGAATCAGAAAGTGCTAAAGTATAATCATACATTAAAGATGTTAAATATTTAGCTTCTTTCTTTCCATATATCTCTACCATTTTACGATATAAATATCTATAACCAACTATTTTATCTATAGGATTTGTTGCTTCTTTTATAACACTTTTAATAGTTTTTTCTGTCTTATTAGCATTGTCATCAATTGATTGATCATTTAATTTTCCATTAATCATGTTTTCAATTTGCTTAATAATAGAAAAATGATCTCTATCCATACCATGAATTTGTAAAAGTTTTTCAGCAATTTCTTCAGCTTCCTCAACATCTGTTATTCCATAAGTTTTTATTATTCTACTCTGTAATGATTTATATACTGAATTTACTGCTTGTCGAATTTCACTATTCTCAAACATACTTTTACTTCCTCATTATTTTTATATTTATTTTTCTCTTGCAATAATCCAATTTTTAGTTAATTCATTTATAAGTTCTTTAGTTACTTCTACATTTACAGTCCAAGGTTGTCCATGAATAGAAAAATCAATTGAAGTATTATTGAATACTATAATATCAACACTTTTTAAATCTATTACAGTAGGATTGTTATTTTCATATTTTATTGTATAATATCTATTTAGTTGCATGTGTCTCCTTATTTATTAGTAGATAGATAGAAATAATTTTTTTATTTTTTAAATATGTTCCACTGTTTTACCTTCATTATTAAGAAGATAGACTTTTCCTTTAGCAACAGCATAAGTTTCTTTTTTATCATTCTCAAAAGTTATTAATAATATTTTACATAAATAAATATCTTCTGTTTCATATTTTGACCACCTACCTTTTATAAGCATATTTTCCGCAGAGGAACTATCATTCCAATTCCACTCTGGATCAATTAAGCAATGATCTATATGATGAAGACACGAAGTGTTTTTTACTAATCCATTTTCACTTTCTTTGTCCTTTATAATTAACACAAACTCTAAGTTACCCCAACCCTGTTTATATGCATTATCGGTTTCTTTAAATAAATGGGGGCAATAATTAGTTTGAACATCTATGGATCTCACTCCATCTAAATAAGTCCATCCTTCATTTAAAGGATTATACATTTTTACTATCATTCTTTCTACCTCTCTTTCTTTTTTAATTTATAATTATCTCTATCTATCTGTTTTATTAGTAAATATCTTTTATCATATCTGAACTATATGTCATTCTAAAAGTTCCATCATTCATTTCTTCAAAATATATAAAACTCTTCTTGTCTTTATTTTCATTTTTAACTGAAACTATTTTAGATACTTGAATAGGTATTTCTTGTTGTGTTGTTACTATTTTAAATATAGCTGATTTATTTTGCATTTATAATTTTATCCATAAATTTAATACACTTTGTAATATTTTTATCTATTCTTTTCTGTTGTTTTTTAACTGAATATTTTGAATACCCAATTCCTGACAATATTTTAATAATCTCATTTTTATAAATTGGTGGTAAAAATTTATCATCTTTAGTTTGTTTTAAATGATAGTGATCAAACTCTTCCTCATCAACCTCATATATTTTAAACTCATATACTATTTTAGTAAGACCACTATTTTTCATTGCTAATGTCATATTTTCTGCTCCACCCATTTACCATCTATTTGTATTTCAGTTTTAATATTTTTTTCATTTAATGATTCTTCTACTTCCTGTTGTATTTGCTTTTCTGTTTTACCAGTACCAGAGCGTCTAGCAGATTCAATTCTTATCCAGTTTTGAAATTCTTTTTTATCTGTCAAATGTTTAAAAGCTAATTTCATATTTTGCTTTTGACTTCTCTCTGTCCTACTCTCACCTGTTATACCTGTAGCAACATGAATTATTCTTACACCTGAATCTGTGGTATTTTGGTGTTGGCCCCCTTTGCCCCCACTTCTAAAAGTCTCTACTCTAAAATCACCCTTATCTTTACTTAATGAAAATAATAATTCTTTAGCCATATTTTATTTCCTTATATAATTTCTACAGTCTCTCTTGAACTTAATTTAATAGTTATTGAAACACTTAGATGACCATTTCTGCTACATATTGCAATCATA